CGGAAATAAAAACCATACTAGAAGTCGAATTGCAAAAGCAAAAGATTACAAGAGTTTTAGCGGAATGGATATAAAACCACCAAACGAAAAATATTTCAATGAACTGTTTAGAGTGTCAAAAAATCAGATTATTTGGGGAGCAAATCATTTTATAAGCAAAATGCCGTTTAATAGTAGTTGTTGGATTGTTTGGGATAAAGATAATGGAAATAATGATTTTGCTGATTGTGAACTTGCATGGACTTCGTTCAGTACTGCAGTAAGGAAGATTAAATATAGGTGGCACGGAATGCTTCAGCAAAATATGAAACACAAAGAAAACCGTATTCATCCTACACAAAAACCAGTGGCACTATATGAATGGCTTCTGAATAGCTATGCAAAGCCCGGAGACATTATCCTTGACACACATGTAGGAAGTGCTAGTAGTTTGATAGCCTGCTACAGAACCAACCATCCATATGTTGGCTTTGAACTGGACAAGCATTATTATGATTTGTCCAAAAAGAGATTAGATGCAGAAATGGCACAAATGCGATTATCTGATTTTATGCCGGAGGTGATGCCATGAATTTATTTGAAAAAGTAAAATGCAAAGGCTTTTATAAGCCATTTAAAGACGGAAGATGGCTGTATCTCGACAGGAAAACATTAACTGCTGATGCAATGGACAATAATCTGGCAGATGGAAACAATGATGGCACTGTCGAAAAAAATGTTGAATATATCGAGAAAACTTATTTCAAACACGTTGATAAGAATTTCACAGGTGTAATTGTTGGATATAAGGATATTGTCATCAAAGGCTATCTTGATGCGATTTATGAAGATGAATGTGATGTAGGTATCGGAGTCATTCCAGAAGCGTTTTATGTATCGAAAAGAGCAAAAGAAACGGTAAAATGTGCTGTTGTTTATTATGCGAACAATTTAAAACATTATGTTCCATTGGAAGATTTGGAGGTGCTGTCATGATACAGACAGCAGAAGATAAAGTGAAAGAGTACTGCCAGTGCATCCGCAGAGAAATAGAACACTGGAAAGTTATCAATCAGAACGGGTGTAATGATCCGTTCTGGTCCGATGGATGCAACATGAATCTGACACGGAATCATATCATTTATTATCAGTCAAAGATCCACGAGATCTGCACAGAAAATCAGTTGCCATTACCGGAGGAATGTTATTTTTCCATACCGCCGGAAGTGGATAATAATTATATGGCGAATCTTAAGCAGAAACCACGGGTGGAGAGATTGCGTCAGTTAGGGAGGATCATGACTGGACGCATTTACCAGTACGACGAGAACCAGATGAGTTTATTTTAGAACCAGATAACAAAACCAAGAAGAGAGGAATGGTCATCTCATGAAAAATATAATAATGGATTTCGGTCTCTATTATGAAATTGCCAAAAAGAAAATCAAATTAAAACTATGGTCAGCCGAGTACTCAAAAGGATATTTATATTTTTTTCTGAACAATGTCGCAGATGTGACGGAAGAACAGTATAACGAGTATTCAAAGATGATCGATGAACTTTGAGAAAGAGAGGAAAAACAATGAATGAAATGAAAATCAGAATATCATTATACTTTGAAATTAAGGATTCAGAAATGTTTGGCGGAGATGGTTCCGTTGGATATGCAGAACGGAACATGGATTTCACAGTCACAGAAAAAAAACCAAGGATTTTTAAAGAAAGTGCATACGACTATGTGAAAAGAGCCATTGCAAACATGGCGAAAAGTTTAGGCGTGAGTGAGGAATGCATCAGGACCATCAGCAAAGAGGAATATGAGGAAAATACGGAGTACTAATGCAGTGCGAAAGAAACTTATAACAGCCATCATAACAGCAACACTTCTGATTGCCGGATGCAGTGATACAGCAAATGTCAGTGCGGGACAGGAAAACACAATGGTACTGGTGGGAAGTGGACAAGAATATCTTATTTATGCAGATAGTGACACAGGAGTGATGTATTTATATATCACAATAAGCACGGGCGGTGGTCTTACCGTTATGCTCAATGCTGATGGTACACCGAAGATCTGGCAGGGAGAAGAATAAAATATTGGAGGATAGTGGCTTATGAAGTTTTCAAAACTGACTAAGCCAGAGCTTGAAACAATTATTGAAAACGCCAATTTCACGGAGCAGGAAGAAGAAATATTTTATCTTCTTGCCCGTGGACTTATTTCAAAAGAAATAGCCATGAGACTATGCGTATCAACAAGAACAGTGGAAAGAAGAATTTTTGATATTAAACAGAAAGTAAAAAAGTTAGAAGGTGAGTTAAACGGGAAATCTTTCAAATAGTGAGTTGTTGAATATTGCCATCGAAAATGGTATTATCAACATAGACACCATTCAGAAAAAAATTGAAATGAACGAAAGGAAAAAATTTATTGAAAAACACACTTACAGCATTTGGCAAGGAAAAGATGGAAAGTTTTACACATATTTGCCAGATGAAGATAATAAGAGAGGAAAGAGACTTGTAAAGAGAACATCTGAAAAAGCAATTGAAGATGAAATAGTAAAGTTCTATAAAGCTAAGGAGGATGAACCTACAGTTATTCAGGTATATTCTAATTGGATTTCTGAAAAACTTGAATATGGTGAAATAACAAGACAGACAAAGGACAAGTACGAGACAAATTTTAAAAGATTTTTTGAAAATAAGTATTTGCCGATTGCAAATAGAAAAATCCGGTACATTGATGAAGAAATATTGGAATCATTCATAGCATAACCAGTTTTATGGGTGATTTGGAAATTTCGGAAAAGTCATTTAAAAAGAACCATAAGTCAGACTGCGAATTGGTATTTTCTAAGGATGAGGAACTTTTAATTGAACGATTTGTAATGGAAGATGAGCCTACATTGATAGAACTTGGCATTATTTTGGCATTTAAAACAGGATTGAGAGTTGGGGAAATATCTACCCTCTCATGGTCTGATGTCGGAGAAAATAAGATACATATATCAAAGACAGAAATAAGATATAGAGATGATAATGGCAAATATGTATTTGATGTTCAAAATTTTCCTAAAAGTGATGCCGGGTTTAGAGATGTTATAATTACCGCAGATACCAAAGAACTTATGAGAAAAATAAAAATGCTCAATCCATTTGGGCAATATATTTTTATGAAAAACGGTAAACGAATAAAAGGTCAGGCATTTACAAGGCGGCTATATGTGATATGTGATAGAATAGGAATTGGTGAACGTTCAATTCACAAGGCAAGAAAGACATATGCAACAAAGTTGATAGATGGAAATGTTCCAGAATCGGTAATAAAAACACAAATGGGGCATACAGATATCAGAACAACTCTCGATCATTACTATTTTAATAACAAGACAGAGAGTGAAATGCAGGAATATATTGCAAAAGCATTATCAATGTAAAAGGTAACACGAGGTAACACCTTTGGAGATAAAGAAATTCAGTATTTATGCGGGTTTGAGAGAATTGATACCGAGTTCGAATCTCCCTTCCGCTACTATTTTTTAAAAATTGAAAACCTTGTGAAGCCTTGATTTTACTGGAAGAAAGGAGATTCTGAATGGTGTCTTTTCTGAAAGTCAAAATCAAAGGTAACACCAAATGTAACACGAACAAATGTACGGACGCTTGATGCGTTCTTTTTTATTGCAATTTTGGCGGTAATGCGGCGGGAAACAGGCGTTATTTAGACGGTATTCTGGCGGTTTTACTGTCTTTTTTTATGCCACAATATAAGCAAAGGGAGGGATGATAATGTTTTCTGACGATGTTCTTGAGAAAATTTTTGCCAGAAAAGAGTTACAGTCCTTGGACTTGTCAACGCAGTCGTCTATCATACACGCAATAGAAGATGTTTTAGAGGAGGTCAAACAGGATGAATATGAGCGGAGCATACCAGAATCCGATTTATAATCAGCAGATGCAGCAATACGGGCAGCAGTACGCATACAATCCGTATATGAATCAGCCACGCATTGATAATACACAAAATTATATGCAGGCACCGCAGCAAATTCAGCAGCAGATCCCGGTTCAAACTTTTGGCATAAATGGAAAAGTAGTTCCGGCGGTAGAAAACATCACTGCCAATGATGTGCCAATGGATGGCAGCGTTGCATTTTTCCCAAAACAGGATATGACAGAAATATACGCTAAAAGTTGGAACGCAGATGGCACAATTCGCACAATCGTTTTTAAGCCAGTTTCGCATGATACTGTTAGCAATTTATCGCATGATACTGAAAAATTGAAATTTGACCTATCAGACGAGTGCACAGGTGCATTTATGCAGAAGTTTGATGAGCTTTTTGGGAAGATTGAACAGATAGAAAACCGATTAGATAAAATTCCAAGCAGTCAAAGAAAAACTTCACAGGTAAAAAAGGAGAGTGATCCAGAATGAATCCGGCACAATTATTGTTAAATCAAATGATGAATTCTCCGCAGGTTCAAAACAATCCTATGGCAAAAAATGCCATGCAAATGTATCAAAGCGGAGATACAGGTGGACTTAAGACAATGGCAGAGAATCTCTGTAAAGAAAGAGGAATTACGGTAGATGAAGCAAAACAGAAAGTTATGAGTATGTTTAATCATTAGTACATTTTGGGGTGCGCGCAAAATAACCGGTTATCCCATTTGTAAATAGATCAGATGGAGGTAAACAAAATGTTTAATGGAAATGCAATGCCTAGTCTTGCTGATATTGCAGCAGTGACAGGAAACGGAAGAAACAATGATGGTATGTGGGGCGGCGATGGCTGGTGGGCTATCATTATCTTCGCTATGATCTTTGGCTGGGGCGGCTTTGGCGGCAATGGCTGGGGAGGAAACGGAGGTATGGGAGCGACAGCATCTGCATACACCGACTCTGCAATTCAGCGTGGTTTTGACACGCAGGCTATCATCGGAAAGTTAGATGGTATCACAAATGGTCTCTGTGATGGATTTTACGCACAGAATACCGCCGTTATGAACGGTTTCCATGGTGTAGACAATGCAATCTGCAACCTTGGCTACCAGACACAGCAGGGATTTAATACCACAAACGTGACACTTATGCAGGCGCAGAATGCTTTACAGTCCCAGTTGGCTAATTGCTGCTGCGAGACCAGGGAAGCTATCCAGGGTGTGAACTACAATATGGCGCAGAACACTTGCGCATTACAGAACACCATGAACAGCAACACCAGAGACATTATCGACAGCCAGCAGGCAGGAACAAGGGCAATCCTTGATTACCTGTGTCAGGAAAAGATTTCTTCCTTACAGGCAGAAAATAATGACTTAAGAAGAGCCGCATCACAGGATCGCCAGTCTGCATTGCTCACTACCGCAATGTCAGCGCAGACACAGCAGATCATCAACGCTGTAAATCCGGCTGCAATCCCGGCATATGTTGTTCCAAATCCTAACGCTTATGCGTATGGCTGTGGATGCAACACAGGATGTAGCTGCTAAAAGTAGCTGCTAAAAGTAGCTGCTAAAAGTAGCTGCTACACAAAATTGAATAATTGAGTATCTTAATTGAGTTTAACTCGATTATGTCTGCTGTGCAGTATTGCTTATAAACACAAAGGGCAGACTATAATGTTTGCCCTTATTTTTGAAAGAGAGGTAAATAATTATGGCAGAATTTACAGGAATTGCAATTCAAACTGTCGCGCAGGGAGAAGATGTAGCATTTACAGAAACTCCGGTATGCGCAACAAAATGCATTGTTCATAGACAGGGAAGTGGCATTGTTAAATTAAGAGGACTTACAAATCAGTGCCGGGCAAGATTTTTGGTATCTTATTCCGGGAACATTCAAATTCCTACCGGTGGCACAGTTGAAGCTATTTCACTGGCTATTGCAATTGACGGAGAACCGTTGCAGTCAACTCGAATGATTGTTACACCGGCGGCAGTTGAAAACTTCTTTAACGTTTCGGCGCAGGCATATGTGGACGTTCCTCGCGGTTGTTGTGTTACGGTAGCGGTACAGAATACGTCTACGCAGGCAATCGAAGTTCAGAACAGCAATTTAATTGCAGTCCGGGAAGCGTAAGGAGGGCGGTTTTATGGATATTAAGAGAATGCACGAAATGATCGAAAAACTGTCTGAAAGCGCAGAGTGTGAGTTTGCAAAAGGTATCGAATGTGTAGATACAGAAGAGATGGGAAAAGTCACGGACATGCTTAAAGACCTTGCGGAAGCCATGTATTACCGGACGCTTACAAAATCAATGGACGAATCAGACCCAGAGCAGGTTCTTGATATGTTTGAGCGTTACGGAGACGGCAGACGGTATTATGACCGTTACCGGTATGCAGACGGAAGATTTGCGCCAAAGGGAAGAGGAACGCGGAGAGGATATGACGAACCTCCGTACTGGCACATGACACCAGAAATGTACCGGGAAATGGAACAAGACCGTGATATGGATCGTCACTCTGGCAGAATGTATTACACAGAACCTAAAATGGCATCAGATGGTGGAATGCGTGATCGCAGAGAGGGCAAAAGCGGAATGAGCCGCAGAAGCTACATGGAAAGCAAAGAGCTTCACAAAGGCAATACGCCAGAAGACAAGGATGCAAAGATGCATGACCTTGAAAGATACATGAAAGAGCTTTCGGAGGATATGGCGGAGCTTATCTCTGACATGACACCGGAAGAGCGCACGATGACAAAGAGCAAGCTGTCAACGCTTGTTTCCAAAATGTAATGGCAGGGGCAGAAATGCCCCTGTTTGTTTGGAGGGAAAATGTTTTTTATAAATGGTATTGAATGGAAAATAGAATTTGTTCACGGCGCAAGTCATAAATTAATGCGCTCTGATGGCTCTATTAGCCTTGCTGTGACTGATTGGAATGATAGGATAATATATGTTTCGGATAAACCAGAAAATGGCTATTTGCGCAAAATACTGGCTCATGAACTTTGTCATTGTTTTTGCTTTTCCTATAACATTCATATGCCGATTGAGCAGGAAGAGTATCTTGCGGACTGGATCAGCCTGTACGGTACTGATTTGATCTATCTTTTGGATGATCTGATGTCAAACATTGATTGGAGGGCAGCATAGTGGACAAAATAGATGAATTGCTGCGGTATATTCACAGAACAAACCCGGAAATGACAAGGGAAAATCTGATAAATGAACTAAGCAGAAGTGATTACGCCGCACGTTCTTTGCTTTTCACAAAAGAAGTTGTTTGTCAAGAAGAAAAATAGTAAAATGTTTTTGGGGGTGATAGTATTGTACAATGGATGTCATACATCTTTTGATGTTATGAAAGAATATATGATCTATGGAGCGGAGCTTGATGAAAAATATCAGATCCCGATTGTCCCGGCATGTAGTTTGGATTATCTGCCAGAGGATTCCATAGATTTTGGAGAGAGCTTTTCACAAAAGATAAAAGGGCATAGAAAATTGAATGTGAATTTCTATATTGACGATTCAAAGTTTCAAAGACTGTGGAATAACCCGGATAAATACCTGGAACACTTGAAGTGTTTCCATTCGGTCTGTATGCCGGATTTTAGTATTGCTACAGGCGATTGTGGTATGCCGTTTGCTTTGAATCTATATAACGTGTACCGGAACCATGCGCTTGCACATTATATGCTGCTGAACGGGATCCGTGTTATACCGTCCGTAGGCATCCCGGACAAAGACAATTATGATCTTTGCTTTGCCGGGTACAGTAAAGGCGGTGTGATCGCTGTATGCACAAATGGAAGAGTGCGGGCAAAGGCAGCTCGGATTGAGTTTTGCGAGGGATTCAAAGTAATGACAGACAGGCTGCAACCGCATACAGTGTTGATCGTCGGGAAGATACCGGATGAATTGAACACCGATGTAAAGATTGTAAATTACAAATCACGAAATCAGAAAGTGAATGAGGAATTTTCGAATGGGAACAAGAACAACGAAATCGCAGAAAAAGCAGAAACAGACCGAGAGCCAGAGAAAGAGAAGAGAGCGAATTAGTCAAATTTCACAAGTTGCGAAATGACGCATAATAATTTACTGTGCATATTGTCTTTTCGCAGTTGGAATCTCATTTTTCAACTTTTGAATTTTTTCTTCTTGGAAAACGGCTCGATTTTGAGATCAGAAATCAGAATTTTCACACCCCGGCGGTCTGCCGGTGATGTCTCCGCCGTGACCCGGATGTCTGCTGGTGGAGCGTGCCAAGACAAGATAAGTGTAACGTTTACAGGCTTGCAACGTCGTAAAAACGATTTACAGACGTTTCGTGTTGTAAATATATAAAAGCACTGCATTGCCTTGCGCAAGCCTTAAAATGGCTTATACGTGATCACTTAAGCGAATTATATGACCGGGCGTGTATCTTGTCAAGCTGCAATATATCCGGACACTGGAAAAAGCCGGGACGATCCCGGCTTAAAACGCTATATTCTCTGCATAATCACTAATCGCGATTGCAAGCTCTTTTTCATCTTCAAAAACAATACAAACCCGGATTCCCTGATTTGTCACGTTTCGGATTTCTATTTTGTTGATAAAAAATGCAGCTCTGTTTTCATAAATGTTTAAAAACGGCAGGTTCTCGTTTTTAATTCTATCACGCGCTTCATCACATGATTTTTCTAATTCCTTGATCTGGTTTTTCAAATTTTCTAATTGTGTCATTTATAAATCCTCCTTAAAATAAAATCCCTTTTGGGTAAAAACCGCCGCCGGTAGTGATCCGGCGTGCATTCTCTGCGGCGGCTAATTATAGATACAGTTCCATAAGTCCTACATTTTTATTTCTAACTAAGACAACACCCGGACGCGCCACGGAAACATATTGATTAACTATATTTTCTATTTTTTCAGGGTCATAATATGGCGCCAGTTTTTGGCGTGTGTATTCTTTCGCTTCTTCAAGTGTCATCATCTTCATAAAATCAACCATCCTTTCATCATGCGCCCTGTCTCATCGGTGCAGGTGGGGCAGTTCCTGCAGACGGTGGAACTTCCACCGTTTCGACTAATTAGCGCCGTACAATTTAGTTGATTTTCTAAAGGTCTTAATAACTCCGCCCGGCGTCCCGTCTTTCTTTGTCCTCCAGTGTGCCGGAAAACTCGAAAAGTCGGAGCAGAGACGAACCGTTATTGTTTTTTCTGTCTCTTTGACGATTTCTACAACATCAAACAGAAAGCCGTCTGACTCTGCTAATTGTGTGCCTATTTTTATATCACTTGCTTTAATAATCATGTGAAAACCTCCTTTATGTGTGCTTGTCTCATCAGTGGCAAGGTTGCAACCCTACGCCAGACCGCCGCGCGGGCGGTTTCGACTTAAACAATTTTTGCAATTTCTTCTAAAATTTTTACTTTAACTTTTAAATCTGTTGTGTTTTTCAAAACATTTTTTACCTGCTCCGGGAGATTTAAAAGCCCTGCGGCGCCTCCGATTTTTTCTACTGCGTTTTGATATCTAATTTCTAAAACTGTCATATTTTCCCTTTCTGGTCTGCCATCATCAGAGCCACGGCGACCATCCCGCGGCTGACGCTCCAGATCGGAGCGTTTCGGCTATGCTATGCAGATTTCAAATACATCGCCTTGAACGTCTCATGTTCATGCCTCCCGTTATTTAAAGAATTTTTTAAACATTTCTTTTGCTGTTTCATAATCATTTACTTTCTTTTCAACGTATCCAGCAGCGGCGGCACCGTTTCGATCGGCAACCATTTGAAAAACCTTTTCCTGATCTGCTGGATGAAGTTTTTCGATCTCTTCAATTCCTTTTGTAAAATCCTTTACTTTTTTATCAGTCATCTTGCTTACCTCCGTCCTTTGTTTTCCTGTTGAGATTATAATACACAAAGATGTACTTTTAATCAATATGCAAAATACACAAAGATGTACTAACATAATATGCAAAATACACAAAGATGTACAAAACAATAAAGATTGACAATGAATACACAATGATGTATTATTCATTTATAATAGAAAAGAAAGGAGTACACCATATGACGGAGACAGTAGAAAAAAGAAAGAACGTTTATAGCGGGTCTATTTCATATAGAAGATTATGGGAGACACTGGAAAGAAGAGGGATTAAAAAAACAGACTTGAAAGATAAGGAGAAGTTTAATTTATCCCCAACACTGGTTAATCGTCTTGTAAAAAATCAAAATGTCAGTGTTGATACGATCATGTATTTATGCGATCGGCTGAATTGTCAACCGTGTGATATTTTAGAGTATATAAAATAAATACACAAAAATGTATTTTATGTATTGACAAACAATACACAAAGGTGTATTATAATATTGTCGAAAGGCAATGAACCAGTACACAGGAGGGAACGGATATGAGATTTGACGCCAATATGTTAAAAAACAGATACCAGACATGCAGATCATACCTTGAAAAAAGATGTGAGGCATTGCCGGGACAGATTGAAAAGAAATTTAAAAATGTGTCCTGTTATCATGAAGCATCCAGATGTTACGGCATGAGCAATTATATCAATGTCGAAATTCAGGACGAGAACGGCGATTATCTTGATAGCTTCGATCTGAGAATTTCAGATCATTCCCCGACGGGTTCCGGGGAGAGCTGCGATAAGTATATTTATATCGACGGTAAAGAGTGGGCGGAGATAAAGAAAGAAGTGCTGGAATACATTGCGTCACGTCTTGAAAATGAGAGATAAAAAAATGAAAAAGGTTGATTTGAAAGGGTTTGAAACCGGACGTCTTAAGGTTGTTGAAAAAGCCGGTAAGGATAAGAACGGACGCACATTATGGCGGTGCGCCTGTTCATGTGGCAATGAGTGTTTTTATATCACGTCACGTTTAACTGGCGGCTATGTGCAGTCGTGCGGTTGCCTCCAGCGTGAACGCGCTGCGAAGTCGATCGGCATTGCAAGGGATAAACTTGTACACGAAAAAGGTAGTTGTTTAAATTCATACAACGCCCCGGATAATAAAAACAATTCATCCGGTATAAAAGGCGTTTATTATTATAAAAAGACTGATAAATGGTGTGCACAGATTAAATTTTCCGGTAAAAATCATAATTTAGGACTTTATATTAATAAGGCGGATGCGGCAGCGGTAAGAAAAGCCGCTGAAAATTTCATAAAAGAAAATCACGATGCACCGGATAAAATAAACAGGTTTTTCTTGAAAAAGGAATATCTGGTGGCGTTGGTTAAAAAATTTTGACGGCTTGAAATATAGCCGTCTTTTTTTGTGCAAAATGTAGAAAATATTTGTAAGAATTTCATAAAATTTCAAGAGTGATAATTTTATTACAGACAGGACGAAGAATTGTACCAGTTTTGTTGCAATGCAACATCTATGCAACAATTTGCAACATTTTTGCAACGTAGAGTAAGACACTAGAGTTAGAGAAAGAGTATATTCTCTCTCGTAATATTAAAAATATATATTATAAATAAGGCAGTATATTTATATAAATAATATATATAATATACGGGCTTAAAATTTAATTTTAAAATATACCTTGACAAGAAAATGATAGAATGATATTGTTTTATTAAATTAAAAACGCATTCGGGCAACGGGCAGAGTTAAATAGATTTGTCGAGGTCCCGAAAGAAACGGACTTCATGCAGCCGGTACAGTCGAGATCATCATGATCTGATTGTATCAGTTGCATTTTTTATTTTAAGTATTCCAGTACTGGAGAGAGGAGATATATAACATGTCAGCAGTTGAAATGCAGAAAGTAAATAATACAGTTGATGTTTTTAAAGATGACATTGACATGTATATAAATCTCTGGATGGAAGAGAGGAATATAGAGGATTTATGCAAAATATCACAGAATAGATGGTATAACTGCTGTAAATATGTCTATGATAATGTATTTAAAGTTAATCCAAAGTACTTAAAGGATGATAATAATATTAATAATGCCTATGATACAGATAAGGTTAACGAGGTATTAGATATATATATAGACCTGTGTAATGACTACGAGAAAGTAGTGAATATTGTTGGATTTACATTCTTTACCGGAATACACAGAGACACGTTAAACGGTTGGGTTAATGGCGTGCAGCTAGGCTCATCAGGCTCCGACATTTGCAAAAAAATTGACGAAATGCGTGAGGAAAGTTTGGTAGGTTTACAGGTTTCCGGAAAAGGAAACCCAATGAATTACATGCCATCACTGAATAAGTACTGCGGCTTCAATATGCCGGGCGTTAGAGATCAGGGACCCAGAGTAAGAGCGTTGACAGCTTCGGAGCTTCCAAAACTGGGAAGCGGGAATTGTGCGAGATTGCCGGACAACTTTGACAATTCAAGCCCGGATAATGGTGAAATCGTGATAGACAATTCAAACAATTTAAAGCCCAGTGTTTAATGGTCTTAAGGCGCATTAAATCGTTGATACATTACGCAAAACAAGGGTTTTGCGAATAGTTGTAAAATACGAATGGAATTGAACGAACAATTCAAACAATTTATCAATGTTCAAAGCATGATTCTGCATGGAGGGGGAGGGGGTTTGATAGGTTGAGAAAATCAGCACTACTAAGTCCTTTAAATATCCTCAAAAACAAAAAGAGATTGGATGGAAAAGTATGAGAGTAGTATCACAAAGCAAAGACGTTTCGCTTGATTTTGACCGAGCGGTATTCACAGCAAATCATGGAATGATAACTGCTATGGTTGATGGAAAAACGTTTACCATTGGGACGTATGCAAATTTAGGTAGAGAAAAAGAAGTATTCTCTGATATGCACAAGGCATTTTCGGCTTTTCAAGTTATTAGCACAAACATGGATAAACAACAGGTGGCCGAAATGTTTGCAGTATCTAAAAACATATCGATCAGATGCGTTGAGATGAATGATCCTTGTATGGGAATAACTGTATTTGATAACATGGTCTATTACATGCCGGAAAAGTAGTGTTAATATAGCGCTATCGCCAAGCGGTAAGGCACTGGATTTTGATTCCAGTATTCGCAGGTTCGAATCCTGCTAAAGAAACTTGTGAGAGGAAAACAACCATGGTAATTATTAAAACGATTATATCGACGCTGGATGTTATTTTTATGCTGATACTATTTGTATCTGGCAGAGAATCCAAAGACAAAGAAACAGCAATTGCATTATGGGTACTTGTGATGTTGCTGTTGCTGAACATGTTTCTGATGTGGAGGTAACAGAATGTTTTATAGTCCAATATTTGGTATTTGCTTTCAGCTGCCTATCATTTGTGCAGAGGAAAGAATACATATAACAAAATCAAAAGGACCGGACATCACCGGAGATTTGCTCGATCTGGATAGTGACGCTGAGCACCAGTCTGAGAAGTCGGAGCATCCAGTATAGCTTAAGTCCACTGGCATTCGGTTTTTGCAAGAAAAAACTCGGCGCAAGCAATTATTCGGTGTTAGTGGACGTCGGCAAAATAAAAAGATCAAAAATACTATCATAAGCGGCGCGCTATGCGCGCTGTGACGGAACGTAGCTCAGAGGAAAGAGCAATCTTTTCATTCTTCCATGCTCTAATGAATTGATAGCCGCAGGTTCAAGTCCTGCCGTTCCGATTGAGAGATAGGTTTAAAGCTTATCTCGGAATACGAAAAGTTCGTATTTCTCCTTTCGCCACTAGGACGATTCTGTTAAGGGCGGTGCGAGACCGTCCGGTGGTATTTGCCGCGGAGCGCGGCATTAGGCGTAAGACTATATGGTGATGAATGATGATCGTTCCGTAATTTGCTGACAAGCAATCCATATAGCAGTCAGACTTGATAGTTCGGGTGCCTATCCCACGGTGCCTGAGCTGTCAAAAATACAATTAGGCTGTGGCGGAAAAGGTAGACGCTTAAGCATAAGACAACCACGCTTTGGTTAGGAACAAGTCATTGAATCAACAAGGCAATGAAGGAACCTGTTAAGGGTGTTACCCGTTGTGGAAAGTCGTTGTTATGTGAGGTGCAAATCCTCACCAGCCTATTTTCTGTGATATCACACAGGATAGTGCAACGCATGGCACGAAAAATATGATTGCTAACCGTCTGAGGGCGGTTTTGGGGAAGCGGCAACGATTGGCGGTGTTGCGGCTGACTGTAAATCAGTTCCCAAGTGGTAAACATTGGAGGTTCAATTCCTCTCTTCCCCACGCGCGAAAGCAAGATCGCAACTTGTAAGTAGGGTTTTGGCGGCATAGTGCGAGATCAGTTCGATTCTGATTAATGGCGGTTAATAGCATTGATAAGGCTAGCAAAGGCATGTGAAAATGCTATGTGGGTTCGATTCCTATGCTTGGAGCGAGTGAGGTGCAAGTCCTTACGTCAAAAGCGTCCGTCTCATTACCGGATAGAGTGTTGGTAGCGAAATCCCACTCGAAATAAAAAATACGCCACATAGTCAGCGAGAGTCCCAAGGGACCGTCTGATTATGTGGAAACGCTATAAGATTGGTTAGTCGAGTGGTAAGACACCACCCTTTCATGGTGGTAACACGAGTTCAAATCTCGTACCAATCATGGGCGATGTTGCCAGTACACCCCTAGTGTGTTTGTTACAGAAATACAGGTGCTAATCAATATACCGGTTAAACTTAGCACAGGGAACTGGATTGAGCGGTTGCCATTCAAAAGATGGCGCAAACCGCTGACTAAAAGAAACTTGCACTTGGGGTAGTGTGGAGCAAGTAAAAAACGGAAACTGCTCGGCTATGCAGATATGGTGTAATGGTATCACAGGAGATCGCTAATCTCTCCAACGAGTAAAATCGTTGTCAAGGTTCGAGTCCTTGTATCTGCGCTCTTGCCCGAGCGAAAATCCTAGGTATGCCTTGGGTGTTGATGTGTGACGGAATAGGTAAACGGAATTGTCGTAGAGAATTGGTTGAAACCGACAACATAGATGACCAGATTGTACACTCCTGCGTGGTGCAAATCCACGCCACATCAATTTTGTATATCCGCTTAGTAAGGTGCTTTAATTAGAGGTATGAGCATGATTTTAAACTGTGTAAATTGTGGCGCACCAATTGAAAGTGACAAGAAAGCGTGCCCTTATTGCAAAACTCCATATGGTTTACGTACAAAGATAGAACTGGAACCACATATTGATTCAAACGGAAGGATTTGCAGACATGAACCGGAAATGATAGAAGTAACAACTTTGGAAGATTGTGAACATAGGTTTATTAGGAAGTAATTGAAATGTGTGATTTTTGCAATGGGAAAGAATCATATAAAACTGCATATGGAGAATTTAAAATCAAAAAATTGGGCTATATAAATGTTATTCAATGCCATATTGATAAATGTCCACAGTATGCTAAATGTTGTAGCAATGGAATGAACGTAGCGATAGCAATGGAAATTGAATTTTGCCCGATGTGTGGTAGAAAGTTGGTGGAAGAATGACATGCTATGAATGTGCTTACCTTGGATTTGATAGAAACGAAGTTGTAGGGATGGCTGAAATGTGCAACCATCCGGGAAAATGGATTCCTGGTGCTGGATTTGCT